AAGTCCGAACCCTGGTCAATAGTTATATCGTAGTTACCAGCCGCCATAATTAATCCTCGATAGTCTTATCTTTAACAGCCATAATTTTATAGCCGGTTTCGTGTTTTATAGCCCAAAAATATTGCACTAAATCAGTTAACGTAGACTCAGTAGCAACCAGCCTAGTAAGCGCATCGTCTGCATCTTCCCTATCTTCATGCTCCTCAAAAACAACATTAACAAGTTGTTCGTCTTGTATTTTCTGGTAGCCAATAACTATCATTCTACAATCCTACTTTGCATAAATATTTTTAGGTCGTTAAGTGTTAGCGTCTTGCCAAACGCACCCTGATTAGTGCTTCTAATTCGCAACTTAATGTTTTCGTTTGTCCAGCCTATGTATGCCTCTTGGCTAAATCGCATCTTATTTGTATATGCTTTAAGGCGTCTAGTATCAGTCATTGTGTCGATAATTGCATACGTGCCAGCAGATGCGCCACTATAAGGGTGATAGTATAAAACAACTTCGCTTCCATCAGTAGGCACAATGTTGCCGCCTGTAGTAGATACCCACATATAGGTGCGACGTAGATATTGCTTTACAGATACATTATCAAACAGCCTGTATTGGTACTGTGCTGTCGCACTTGCTGTAGCCAGTATAATGTAAGTAGTAGTGCTAGTAGCTGTAAACTTAACGTCAACTGTTATTGCGGCACTGTACGCATTGCTACTGCCTAGCCATTTAGACGTATCTAAACTTGCCTCGGTAGATGCTATAACCATGCCAGCCGTTGTGCCGCCTGATTGTATGTCAGTAGTTAGTTCGTATTCTTCACCAACAATAGTTGTGATAGCCTGATATACAAAGCCTTGCCCGCTTGCAGGTGCGCTAACACTCATAGTGCCAAAACCTATAGACTGACCACCTGCGCCAGTAGTCCAGTTAGTAGAAGCGTTAAAGTTACCATTAGTAATCTTTTCACTGCCTTGCAAGGCGTATGGGTCGTAGTACAGATTTTTATATGTTCTGTAGTTACCGCCAACAGTTCCTATAGAGCCACCGCTACCAATACGGTTAGACGCTAAATTGCCCTCAAAGGCTACAAGCTGATAACCAGTAGCAGGGTTTGACTGGTGTACTGCCGAGCCTATAACAGTGGTAGTTTGGGCTTCTGGCACTTCTACTTCTAGTCGAAATGTAAACGTAGCGTCTGAGCGCGAGCCTGATGCTGTATTGTGGTAGCCTTCTGCATTCCAAGAAACGTGCCTACCCTTAAATAAATCCAGTTCAGTTTTAGGAAAATAAAAATCAAACACTGTGTAATATGTGCCGTATGACCAGCTAACATCTACATCATCTGTGTACGCCCAGTATTCTTCTTCAACAGAGCCACTAAACTTATTAGCTGTAATAGTATTAGCTTTAATGTGCTTTGCTTCTAGCGTTCCATCAACTATAAAGTTGCCAGATATTGTAGGGTTTCTTCGCACAAAAGACATTATGTAACCTCAATTAATATATCGTTTTCAAATGTTGCTGTTTTAGCAAAGGCTACATCAACACCGTCAACATTTGCTGTAAGCGTATAAGAGGCTGTAACTATTTCAGTATAACTTGTAATGCCAGTAGATGTGCGGTCTCTTTCAATGTTCATATTTATGTAACGCTTCCCATTGCTATATATACCATTTGGAGATACCGTAAAATTAGTATTTGTTCTGGTAACGCCTGTATCGTTCACGCCAGATTGGTTTGAGTAAGCTACATTCCAAGTAACGGTAACATCCTCTGGTATGCTTTCTGTAAAGATTCTTTTTGAAACTAAAGCATTTTTTGTAACCTCAGTAACCGATAAGCTGGTTACAGAGCAAGTTGTGTTGTTGTTTAAATCAAAACCCATCAACCTTAAAAAAGAAGCTGAGTTTTCAGCTACAAATTCTGCTGTAAATGTACCAGTAGAATTAACCGTAGCCGCACTACCTGATAAAGTGGCTGTTGAGCCATCGGGATTTAGAGCATTTAATCCAAGCAGACCTTGCGTAAAAGTATCAATTGTAAGTGTGATTTTATATTTTGCGCCAACACTTAGTGCGTCAAGCGTAATCATTGCAAATGAGCCAAGATTAACATTGTTAAAGTTTAGCTTACCATTTGCCACATTTAGTGTTCCACTTGTGACGTTATAAGTCGTGAAAGTGTTGCCATTATTAAAATCACTGTCTTGGTGTCTTTCTGCACCGACAATTAATTGCGGGTTAGGTCTATTAGTAAAATACTGAACTGTTAGGTCGCCTGACTCAAACTCTAAAGGGAATGAGTCTAATACGTTACCAACTGCGTCTACATATAAATACGTAACAATGTCGGCACTGCTAACGTCAATCCTTTGCGAAGTTATCATGTTGTTAATTTCTTGTGGCGTAGGGTCTGCTATTAAACCTCTTATTTCTACAGTTGTTAAAATTTTATCGACTGTAACGGTTGTTGTTACTGGGTCACTAGTCGAGCCGTCTAATTGAGATATTGCAACTACAGATATATCTAGCAATTTACCAACATGGTCTGCAACAACAGGAACGCTTGCTTGCAAATCATAGGTAGTAGTGTTGTATTTGCGAGCATTTGCAACGCCGTTTAAGCTATATGTTATTTTGTATAATAGGTCGCCTTGACCAACTGCCGCAGACCAGCCAGCAATAAAGCCCTCATCGCCATTAACATTAGCAGACTGTACGTTTAAGCTAGTTGGTGCAGTCATGCCCACATAAATAGAAACTTCGCCACCTGCCGTAAAATCTAGTTGGTCAGATGCTTGCCAGTTGTATGCGCTCGCGGCATTTTCAGTTGCGGTTATGTAACAGCACAAGCCGTGCTCAGGATTAGGCGATAATCTGAAGCTGTTTATTTCAAAAATTTTGTTCGACCAGCCTAACCTACTATTAGTTATGCCAATGTTGTCGCCAACCTTATACTGCAAAGCCTCTATGTTACAAACTAGCTGTACTGTCATCTGTTGCCTAGATTTAAGCATTGTAAGCCGTGCAATCCGTTGCGCCATAATGTCATTGGTGGTGAACGGCAAATCTAAATCCATAAACAGGGTTTCGCCATCATCAGTAGCAAAGGTTTGGCTAGTCTGCGCTGGATAGTCTGTTACTTGATAGTTATTAATATCAGAGTTAAAACGCCCTTTTACTGCGTTATATAGGTTTTTGCGGCTAGTTTTGGTTGCTATTTGTATAGGCTCTAAAAGCATATCATTATCAATAGCATTGTTGATTACAGCGTTAGCATCGTAATCATAGGCGTTAATAATAAACTTACCGTTTGCATACTGTAATGTGCCAATCATACTAGAAAGTATGTTTTCAATATTTTGCTTGATTGGGTTTGCAGTATCTATTTGTCCACTACAGCTATATCGCGTTGTGTACTGTCTAGCTTGACCGTTACCGCCAATCGCGGAGCCATCACCTGTTGCAACAAAGATTACGTCAGTTGCATTAGAACTAGCACCTATTGACTCAAAATTACTTCCAGCTACAAGCGTTATTTTGTAGGTTCTGCCAACCTTGAAACTACCTACGTTTTCTACAGCACCTAGCAATACTTCATCGCAAACATTAGCGGCGGCAGTTAGGGCGGTTGTGTCAAACGCACTTGCACTTTCATTTAAACCATAATTGCTGTCGCGCATATAGTCATAGAGTATTAGTGCCGGATTTTCGCTGTAAGCAGTTGTAGTTGTTCTAGGGTCGTAAACCTTTTTGCCTTTTATAACGCAAGATATATTTGGTACGCCGTTAGGGTATACCGTGCTATCTAAAACCATTGTGCAGTAAATATAACTAACGCCTAGCAGTTTGTGGCTTGCGCCCCATGTTGATGCGTGTGCGGCATCTTGGTCATAGGCTGTTTGCGTACCATCGTAAAAAGCAAAGCCAAACTTTTCATCTGTTGTGCTACCTATCCACGGCGATGGGCTACGGTTTATATCCCATATTTTGCGCTCGTTTAGGTAGATTTCTTCTAGGCTTTCAACCTCGTGTGAAGCTAGTACAATTATCATATCTAGGTATTCGTTACTAGCTGTGCGCGTAGTATCTAACCCTGCGCGATACGGGCTGTTCATGTTGTTGCGGCAACTGTCTTTAGTCTCAAACCAAACAATAGTGCCGCCAATTCTTTGCTTACCGTAAACCATCTTACGACTAGCGTCTGGCTGTCTTATATTTTGCGTGATACCTGTCATAGTATCTAAAC